ACTATTTAATAGGTAAACTGAGAAAGACTGATACAGAATTTTATGTAGTTCCTTTATTTGTCGGAGGAGGTGGGGATGGTAGCAATCAACTTCTACTTGGAATTGCTTTAATTGCTGCATCTTTTATTCCTGGGATAGGAGCAGTTCTTCGTCCAATGCTGTTTAGAATGGGTGTGAGTATGGCTGTAGGTGGGGTAATGCAGATGATGATGAAAACTCCTACTCCTGCTTTTGAAGGTGCACAAACTACTGATTCAGAAGCGCGAATTGAAAATAATATTTTTCAAGGGTTACAAAATACTACTCAATCTAATACCCCTGTTCCTCTTGTTTATGGGCGAACTCGTGTTGGGGGTCAATTTGTGAGTGGAGAAATTTTAAGCATTGAGCATGGACGAAATGAGGTTATAAAAATTTCATCATTATTTCCTCCAGGAGCTAATTAAATGTCTCAGGCTGTTACTCTTAAATTTCACCCCACAATCCAAAAATATACTAATGTCAAAGAACATATTGTTAATGTAAATGATTTTGTAGATATTCGAAATTGTTTAGAATCTTTATTTCCCTTATTAGGAATTCATATAAGACGTATTAGAGCAGGTGCAAATAGACGAGAGAATCTTGCGTTAGTTAATAAAAATAAACGGATTATACAACAGGAAGAATATTTTCTTAATCGGTTAAATAGAGATGATACAGAGTTTTATGTTGTTCCCTTCTTTATAGGTGGTGGCGGGAGTGGTATGGGAATGATTATTATTGGAATTGCTTTAGTAGCCTTAGTTATAGTTACTGGTGGAACTGCAGCAGCTCCATTAGCTATGGGCATGACATCAATGGGATCAGTAGGAGTAGGTGCGACGATAACTACAGGGGCACTGACTATTGCTGGTATGAGTGTAGCTAGTATGATGATATCGATGGGCGTTAGCATGATTATCAGTGGAGTCATGGCAATGATGATGAAACCCCCAAAGCTTGCTGTTGAAGGTGCACAAACTACTGACTCGGAGGCTAGGTCAGATAATAAAATTTTTCAAGGGTTACAAAATACTACAAATTCTAATGTTCCCGTTCCTATTATATACGGAAGAACTCGTATTGGAGGTCAATTTGTGAGTGGAGAAATTAGAACTATTGAACACGGACGAAATGAGTTTATAAAAGTTTCAGCGTTATTTCCTCCAGGAGCTAATTAAATGTCTCAACGTCAAATTACTACAATTAATGCAGCTCCACCTATTCATGGAGCTAAAGGCGGATGCTTTCCAGGAGATGCTTTAGTATTAACTCCTTCAGGAAGTACGGCTATTAAAGATTTTCAGATTGGTGATAATGTTCTTTGTTATACTCCCGACGGAGAAGTATTAACTAGACCTGTTACTGAAGTTTATACTCATGGTAAACAAGAAGTATTAGAATTTATGTTAGGGATGGGGCGTTTAATAGCTACTCCTAATCATTGGGTATTAAAAGCGAATGGCCAATATGCTTATGCTTCAGATTTTGAAAAAGGTGATTATTTACTTGATTTAAAAAATGAGCCTCAAAAAATATTATCAATTCAACACTTACAACCAGAAGTAGTTTATACATTAACTGTAAAAGATTATCATACTTTTTTTGTTAATGGGTTTAGAGTTCATAATAAAGGTGGAGGAAAAGGGGGAGGCTCACCTGCTCCAGCTCCTACTGAGGAACCTAATAATTTATTTTCTACAGATATTGTTTTAACAACTATTGCTTTAGGTGAAGGCCCTATTTATAGAATTAATCCGTTAGGACCTCAAGATATTGAATTAAATGAAGGAACTATTGATGATCTGATTAATTTAGATGGAGATGGTGCGGCTAATACAGATTTATTTAAAACTTTAGAAAGAACAGGAACTCTTACTCAATCAGAGATGCCTGTATTTGGTACTCGAACAGTTGTTCCGCAATCTTTAGCAAGTGTTATTATTTTACGTAAAGGTAATGTTATAGGAGTTCCTCAATCAAAAGTAACACTTCAAAATACAAGTGTAGATGACTTTAGTGCCATAACTTTTACATTTTCAATTCAAAGTTTATTAAGAATGGATACTAGTGGAAGTATCTTTAACTATAATTTGAGTATAAATATTAAAGTATTTGATAGAACAGGAACTAATATATTAAAAACTACTGATGATAATGGTAATCAAACAACCTCTGGAATTACTAAAGATTTTAATAATAAAACAAATACACCTTTTCAATTTCAAATAAATTATCCTATTGCGAAAGAAGATCGAAATAGGGGTGGATATAAATTTACTATTGAGAAAACTTCTGATGATTCGGATTCTTCTAAGATTCAAGATGTAGTTTCTTTTCAAAATTGGCTAGAAATTAAAGAAGAAAGAACTGCTTATCCGAGGACATCTGCAGTAGGTTATGCTTTATTAGCTCATAATGAACATGTTGGCGGAGTTCCCACAGCAACTAGTGTAGTAAAAGGATTATTAACACTAGTTCCTTCTAATTATGATCAGCCTATTTTAGCTAATGGAGAAATAGATTGGAGAGAATTAGAATTACCCGAAACTGGAGTTAATGGTTATACTACACATGGATATAGATTACAGAGTGGAGGCACTGATACTACTTATACAGCTGCTAACCCTCAAATTTATAAAGGGATTTGGGACGGAGTATTTGTTTTTTCTTGGACTCAAAATCCTGCATGGATAATTTTTGATTTGTTAATTAATCCTAATTATGGATTAGGAATTCCTGAAGAAAACATTGATAAATTTCAATTTTATAAAATTGCCCAATATTGTGATGGAGTAGATGTAACCACTGGAAAATGGTATGGAGTAGATGGATTTTCTGATGGTAGTTATCGACATAAGCCCCGAACTAAATTTGCAACAGTTAGAGAAACTTTATTGGGAATTAATGAAGGTATTGCTGTAAAAGAACGCAGATTTATATTAGATTTATTACTAAGTGACCAACAACAAGCGTTTGATTTATTAAATCAAATTTGTGGAACACTAAGATCAATTATTATTTATAGTGGTGGAAAATTATCTCTTCAAATTGATATGCCAGATGAAGTACCTATTATGGTTTTTAATGAAACTAATATGAAACCCGATAGTGTTACAATTAGTGGTATTAGTGAGAGCGATATTATTACAGGGGTAGATATAAATTATATTAATCCTAATAATCATTATAAAAGAGAAACAATGAGAGTGGATGACCCCATTTCTGTTGATGAGTTAAATCAAATTGAGAATATTCAAAGTATTGAGTTACCTGGCGTAACTCGTAGAAGTCAAGCTATGCGATATGCTCAATATCTAATAGCATCAAGTAAATTTGTTCGAAGAAAAATAGGATTTGAGACAGATACTTCAGCTATAGGTCTATCTCCTGGTGATTTAATTGCCGTTCAACAAAAAATGATTGGAACATCTTACGGATTTGGGGGAAGAGTAAGCGGAAATAGTACTTTACGAGGATCTAGTGCCACACAACCTACCAACCCTCTTCTTACTTCTAGTTATGCCAATATAAGATTGGAACATTTTACAGTTCCCGCTATTACTATGTCTACCTTTACAGCTAATACCTTACCAGTAGGATTACGAGTTTTTAGTAATCGAAATGAAGATATTAGTTTATATATGTTATCTAATACCGCAGCTAATACGACTGTGGGTGGAAGCGGAAATGCCGCGGCTAATGTAGTTTCAAATGTTGTAACAGGGGCTGATTTTATCGAGGTTCGAACTATTAAATATTTTGATCTGAAAACTAAAACTTGGAATAGTAATTTTGCGTGGAGTTCAAATACTCGACCAGCAATTGGTGATTCCTGGAATTTAGGAGAAGTTGATCCTAATAGTTTTTATCGTGATACTACTGATAAATTTTTTAAGGTTTCAACTATTTCGAGAGACGAAGAAGAAAGAATTACTGTTACCGCTTCAGAGTATATCGCTAATGTTTTTGTGGATTCAGACACCGCCATTAATTATACTCCGGTGCGTTATGTAGATACTTTTAGTCCTTTGGTACCCCCTCCTACTCCTGACTTTAAATTGACACCATACCCACATAATCTTCCTGATGGAACAATAGTGACTGATCTTGAAGTTTCGGATTCAACAAATGTATCAGGATATCCGATTGCAATTAAAACAGTTTATGAATATGCTACTCCAAGTAGTGTATCCGATATTCTTAAGGTGATTCCCTAATGGCAACTATTAAATTTAAATTAGCTAATACATCTGATTTTTCTAATAATTTTGCCTCTATTTTATTAGGAAAAAATGGTTTTCAAACTACGTTTGGAAGCATTCCGCTACTTGCAAACTCTGCTAGTGTAGTTAATCAAACTGATGATAGACCAAATGGAAATTTAAGATTTACTGTAGTTGGTTTTGATCAATTACATGATTATAATTTTGATAAACATGTTTTAGCTGTTAATGATACTACTTTTCAAGCAGCAAGTGGATTTATAAAAGGTTTTGATTTTGTTACTATTCCTTTAAAGGATAAAACTACAGATATTTCTCCCGAAAATTTTGTAGGAGCATTACCAACGAGTACTGAACTTAGTTATAATATTGCAACATATGATATATCTCAAAATTTTGTAGAAATTGTAAATGAACATGCTGGAGATCAGACTCTATCTACTACTATCCCAACAGCTCCTTTTTATGTTACTTTTTCTCAATTAATTGATAAAGATCATTTAAGAGCGGCAACTACTACTACTACAGCTGGATGGAGACCGAATACTGTTAAAGCAGGAAATGTTTATGTTGCTGGGTCTACTAGGACTTTAATTCTTGACAATAATGTTAAAGGATTTACTGGAAATAAAACTTTACCACTTGGAGTTAATGTTAAGGATAAGAATTTTATCAAATTTTATATTGATGGAATTTTAATAACTGATTCTGATTATTCTTTTACAGCTGATAGTAATAATCTTAATTTTGATTTTGACAGTGTTAATAACCCTCAAAGATCCCGTACTGAGGCTACTTACTATACTGTTCCTGCGATTGAAAAAGGCGATAATGTAACATTATTTACAGGAAATACTTATGCTGTAGCTAATGTAAGTTATGACCCCCATTTTCCTGAAGATTATAATGCAAGAATTACTGCTAATACTGTTTATCGTCTTACTCTAAGTACTCCTCTTAGAGCTAATGTTGGTGGAGCAACTTTAATTAATATTACAAATGATCCATTAGGATTTATAGGAAATGTTCTTCAAACTTCTAATACTCTAACTTTTGATTATAATGCTACATCTCATCCAGGTAATTGGAATTTGGCTAATAATCAAATTTATCAATTAGCAAGTAGACTTGAGTATGAACAATATTTCTTTGGTCAACCTTCTCGAAAAATTATTCCTAATGTTCCTATAGGTTTAAATGCGGTAAGAGCCCGAAATAAAAATTCTGCAGGAAGATTTAGTCCTTATACAAGTCAATCAGTTGTTGTTAGACAGATACCAATTCAGAGAGTTCAAAATCTTTCTATTACAGAAAGTTTATATCTTGATACGACAAGAGGTATTTCTACTCGTGCAACCATTTCTTTTGATACTATTGAGAATCAATCAGTAACTGACTATGAAATTTCTTATAGGATTTCTGGAACTGCTCAAATTATCGGTAATGTTAATCAATTATTACCGTTAACTTCTTTTAATACCGTTAAAGTTAATCAAGAAGGTGCAGAGGATGGAGTAATAAGATTTACTTTACAAAACATTGATCGAATAGTTCAAGGACAAATTACTCTCTTAGTTAGAGTTACTCCTTTAAATAAAGACGTTAGAGGTATTTCTCATGAAGTTAGTCAACAAATTATAGGTAAAACTGAACAACCTTCTAACGTATTAAGTTTTATTGTTGGACAAAATGATAATAATATAGTGATGAATTGGACCCTACCAGTAACGGTGGGAACCGATGGAGCACCTATTCTTCAAGATTTGGATTTAGAACATATTGAAATCAGAAGACTAACAGAGAAAATAGATGTAGATAGTCAGAGCGACTTGTCCGCTGCATTTGGACGTGCGCGTGAAGTAGCTTTAGTATCTGCTCCTGCTACTAATGTAACTATTCCTGTACCTGATTATGAAATGGGTACTTATATAATTCGTACAGTAGATACAAGTAGAAATGCAAGTGCTGATTATACTGGTTACCAATTTCAAGCTCGTCGCTCACAATCACAAGATGTTTACAAAGCTTATAGTGAAAGTTCTCCTAATAAACCATTTGCTAATACTAAGTTGGGAGCAGCAGTTACAAATTCTAATTCTGCAGAGACTAATTTTCCGAGTGATACGGGAAATAGAGATGGATTAGTTTATGCAGATAGATTACTTCGAGATGCTACGATTACTGCTCAAACGCCCAGTACAAAAATAGATAATTCTAATGGAACAGCAAGTGGTTGGAGTGAAACTGGTGATGCTCATGATCGTATTGCTCTTGGAGGAGCAGCTGAGTATATAGCTCAAATTCGAGATTTAGGATCTAATGTAACAGGTAAAATTATAGTTTCTTTAAGTTCTAATGTAGTTAGTTCAGATACTTGGGATAGTTCTCAAGGTATAGAGATAGTTTCGGCAACAAGTGATGTACATAAAGGACGACCAGGAATAAGATCAGCTAACGTTCTTATAGATAAAGCTGCATCTGGAGGCATAGGAATTGGTGACTTTCTTAGTGATCATATTGTATCTAGTTCCGAAACATTAGCTTTTGATAATTTTATTACTCATACATTAACGTCTAATTCAACCGATCTATCAGGATCAGTTTCTACATTAAATGATGCTAAAGTATTTAGTGGAAATATTTATGCTATTTGGAATTCAGGGCAGCATGCTGGAGATGTTGCTAATGCTAATTCTTTTGCATTAATTGCAGGTAAAATAAATGCAGTGGCTCTTGAATTAGGAAATGTCTATACTTCTCAAGTTGTTGCGGGAGTAGGTACTCGTTATCGTATAACAGCTAATGCAATGCCTAATGTAACTCAAAACGCAGCTACCTATAAAATAGTTAATTTAAATCAATATCTTGATATTCCTACTAAATCATTTTTTGGTGATCCATCTGTTATAACCCAAAACGTCGATATACGTTTAGCTACTAGTAATGTACATTTGGCAAGTGACCCTACCAACTTTGTATTTGCTCAGGCTTCAAATGGTAATGTAAAAACTAATGCTTTTGTAAGCTTTAATACAGCTAGTGGTTTTTTGGGTTCTGTTGCTAGTGATCAGAAATTTAGATTTTTTCAAGTAAGATTACAGGTTCAAAACGCAAATCCAGCTCAAAATAACTATCTTTTAGAAGCTTTAAATTATACAATTGAATTAGCAGAACAAACTTTTATACAAACAAAAGATATTATTCTTACTAAAGGGCCAACTGTTGATGCTGGTAAAGATGGAGTAGGATTTAATTATATAAGTACTGAATTTAAAAATGCTCCTTCGGTAACAGCTACTATTAGTAATACTAGAATTGGTCTTATAGCTGTGTTGAGTAATGTTACGAATCAATATGCTAATGTTAATTTATATTTTGCTTCAAATGGGGCGATAGTAGATAGTACTAATTATCCTGGAAAGGATCAAGAATCAGCCGCTGATCGACTTATAAACGTAGGCAAAGTTACTGTAGAAGCAGTAGGAATTTAAAAGGAGAAAATAAAAAATGTCATCATATAGTTTTACATTACCAGCAGCGTCTCAAACGTTGGCTGTTTCACGCACGAATTGGAATAGTAGTTTTGAGGCAGTGCTTAGATGTTTTTATGGGAATCAATTACCTGCGGCAGGGGACGTTGTTAATGAAGGAAGTACTGCTCTTGAAGATGGAATGCTTTATAGGGATTCTGCTAATGCTGCTCTCTATATTAGAGATAGTAATCACTTTAGAGGACAGGCTGGGCATATAATTCGTAATTTTACAAGGGTTGGAATAGGAACTAGAATTGTTAAAGATTTAGCAACTGCTGGCGCATTAGGATCTGGAGGGAAATTTACGGCATTCGAAGAGGGTGAGTTAATTTGTGTAGTTGGCAACTCTGCTGGTGCTGCTAATAATCGTCTTTATTTAAGAACAGCTAATGCTGCTGGAGCCATTGCTGATGTAAGTGTTCCTGCCGACGGAACTATTACTTCTGCTAAACTAGCTAATCCCATTTCAATTTCTTATGCTGCAAATGTAACAGGTAATGTTTCTGTTACTCGAAGTTTAGCAGTCGGCTATACGGACGGAAGAGTTCCTCAAGCTAATTTAGACGTTAAGAGTAATGCTTATATTGGCGGAACTGCTACTTTTGCGGCAGAATTGCGTGTGGCTAATGGAAGTGCTGCCGCACCTGCTTTAGGGTTTAGTAGTGACACTAACACCGGATTGTATAGAACAGGTGCTGATTCTATAGGAGTTACTGCTGGAGGAACTCATAGAATGACTGCTAATACTGGTGGTTTTTATCCTAATGCTACTACTACTTATGATGTTGGAGGTGCGAGTAATAAATGGCGTTCTATGCATGCTACTAATTTCTATGGACAAGCAACTTCTGCTTTATACGCTGACTTGGCAGAACGATTTGAGTCTGATATGTTGTTAGAAGATGGGGATGTTGTAATGATTGGAGGAGAAAAAGAAATTACAAAAACTGATCGTGAAAGTACCCCTGATGTTTTTGGAGTGATTTCTTCCCAGCCTGCTTATGCTATGAATGCAGGTGGTGGTTCTAACGAGACTCATCCCTATGTTGCTTTAGCAGGTAAAGTTCCAGTAAAAGTAATTGGTAAAGTTTTAAAAGGACAACGTTTGGTAGCAAGTTCTCAGACTGGGATTGCAATAGCAGCCGAGACAAAAAATATCTTTGCTGTAGTTGGAAGAGCCTTAGAGTCTTCTGATGAATTAGGAATTAAATTAATTTATGCGGTGGTTGGTAAGTTGTAATTTAATAATTTAAATATTGCCTATTATCTAAAATTTAGATATAATTTATATATTATTTTGCGTGTAAATTTTTTAAAAAAGAGGTGTTTATTATGTCAGAGAATTCAGTAACGTGTCCTATTCCTGAGTGTATGTGTGACCCTTGTGAATGCAGTCCTTGTGTACCTGGTTCTGGTTGTTGTGACTGTACAACTACGGATGATTAATGGATTATCACAAAATAATTGACTAAAACAAATGAAGGAAAAACAATGAAAATATTTTCAACGGTGTTTTTAGCTGTAATTTTGATGCTAGGCACTTCTTTAGCTTATGCTAATCCTAAGCAAAATAGTATAACACCAGAACAAGAACATATGGAGATGTTATATCCCACCGTACTTGTAAGGTTAGAAAGAGGCACTGGGTCAGGTACTGTAATTTATTCAGAATTAAATGAAGATCAAGAATATGAAAGTTATGTACTCACAAATAATCATGTGATTCAAAATTATGTAAAAGTATCAAAAATTTGGAACTCTGAACTGAAAGAACATGTAGAAACAGAGAATAGACGACCTGTAAATATTGATTTATGGGAATACAATAATTTTAGTACTGCTATTGGTACAATGGGACGAATAGCAGAGATTGTTGCTTACGATAAGAGTCGGGATTTAGCTCTTTTACGAGTTAAAGACACGGAAAGACAAATGCCTTATGTAGCAACACTATATCCTGAAGGATTAGATGAGGGTCCTTGGATTTTTCAAACTGTTTATGCAGTAGGTGCAGGACTTGGGAAACCTCCGTTTCCTACAATGGGTCTTTTAGCTGGTTATGGTAGGGATCAAGATGGTAATGAATTATATCTTTCAAGTTCCCCTATTATTTTTGGAAATTCTGGTGGCAGCTTATATGTATATAGTCCTCGGAGAACATATGAATTAATAGGTGTTCCTAGTATGGTATCTGCTTATGGGTGGGGTAATGTTGTATCTCATATGGCTTGGAGTCGCCCAATAGCAGAGATTCGAATTTTCTTACGAGAGAATAAATATGGATTTATTATTGGTGATGACCCAGAGCCAAAAGAAGAAGAAGAGAATAAAGATGAGAAGAATTAAAATGAGAAAATTACCGTTGTTTTTAGTTTCTGCTGCAGCAACTATTATACTTATAGGGAGTGTTACAGCTTCAACATCTAGTGATACATGCAACTATAGAGACGATGGCAAATACGTTATGTCGAATGGTAATATATCAGCCTTTGGAACTATGAACCATGCGATGCACTGTGCTAGTCTAGGTTTATTGCCTGATGTAGTTTCTCGTAGACTAGGTGTACTTGGTGATGAAGAAACTAAACAATGGGCAGAGGATATCAAGCGTCTTAACCAAGAAGTTATAGATCGAAAGAAGAAAGAAAATGCCTCTTAAAAAAGGAAAAAATCCACAGGCTATTTATAGTAATATCAGTAAATTACGTAAAGAAGGTTATGGTATAAAACAAGCTACTGCAATTGCTTTAGAGATGGCTGGTAAAAAGAAAAAGTCTAAAAAAAGGAGAAAATAAATGGTAGCTAAAAAAACTTCACCAGATTATAAGGCTGGTTATAAACAAGGTTATAATGACCGAAAAGATGAACAGCTTGGTGCAAAAAGTGGTAAAGAGAAAGGCAAAAAGATGTCTATGAAAGGACGTCGTGATGTAGCTAAAGGAACTCGTAAACCTAAAGGTTCTTACGGGTTTAAAAAGAAGAAGTAAAATGCCTGAGAAAAGCAGGCGATCTTCTTCGAAGATTATGCAACGACATCCAGGTGGAAGTCGTTCTATAAAAACGAAAACTCGTAAATCTTCAGCGACTATTGTACAAAAGACTAAGGGTCCTAAAGGAGGAACGACTCGATATCGTTTTCCAATGCCCGATAAATCTCATGCTCGTAGTGCATTAGCGATGTTACCCAAAGCTAAGGGATTATCAGCAGCAGATCGTAAAAAAATTCGTGATCGTGCATATAGAATGTTATATGGAACGACCAATTCCAAGAAAATTGCTGAAATAAAACGTAAACGAAGTTAAATATCGTTTATGTATAAGCTAAAAATTTAAATTTTGACAACCAACCAAAATCCCTGTAATATAAAGGGAGTAAGAAGGATAATATTTATCTTTCATTAAAAGGAGAAAGTAATGGCAAAAAAAGGAGTAGATGCCCCTTCGCGTCGTATTCTAACTGTTCCAGGAGCTGGAACTGACCTTATGGGATCTTATGATAAGACTCCTGCTGGTGGAACCTCTAAGGGACCTCTTGGCGGAACTCATCCAGTTAATTCTAATGAAGTCTTATATGCTGCGCCTGGACTTATTAACGCGGGTCCAAAAGTAAAAGGTAAAGCACGTCTAGAACCGATTGATGGAGTTTCTAAAGGTCCACAAAAAGCTAAGAAGCTAAGTGGTTATCGTCCTGGCTACGGAACTACCGCTAAAGGTTCATTAAGCTAAAATGGCTAAAGAACGCTATGCAGGTCCCCCTCATTTAACTGAGGCTCAGTTGATTGCTCAGCGTAAGAAAATTCGTGGTGATGGAACTATTATGAAAATTGGTTCTGTTGCCCAAGGTTTTGTTGAGGATGTTCTCACAACTTTTAGTGATACTCGTAAACGAGCACGTTATCAGTATGAAGAACTAGCTCGTGAAGCAACTCGCGCTGAAGTTAATCAACGTGCTGACCCTGTCGCTCATTTTACATCAGCACAGGGTAAGGCAGTTAGTAGTCCTAGGGGAAGACTTGGACCCAGAAAAAGTAAATCAACTGGAACTACGTATTAGGTGTATTGATGGCTAGTCGATACGCTGGTCCTCCACGTTCTTCAATCTGGCAAAAGTTAGAACAGCAAGAAAAAGTGAGAGGAGATGGAGACATAGTTCATATAGGAGGTGAGATTCAAGGTTTCACTGAAAATACACTAACGCCTACTGAAAAGCGTAAGTTGAACGATGAATATGGAAAGCAGTCTCTTTATTATGAAACTCTTCGAAATAGAGGATATAACCCAGTTGTGGAATATCCTTCTTCTAGAGTTAAGGATTTAGTAAAGACTGCTGAAAATAAGAAAGCTAATAAATTATTATGACAATTGTTCCTGAAGTTCTTCAACGGAGTCAAAAACCTAGGAAACTAAAAAGACTACGCAAACAGAATACAGTTTCAGCAGATTGGAGTTTTGGAGTTGCAAACGCCCCTAAACCTCGTAAAAAACGTAAACGAAATTATATACGGCGTAACAAAAAATAATGATATAATCATAATTCCAACCCTTAAGCCCCTTGCAAAATTTTGTTTGTTAGGGGCTTTTCTTATTTAACTAAAAATTGGAGAGTATAGTGTTTATTAATAAAAAGCATCCAAAAGATATTGACTTAACTTATATTGAACATTTAATTTTTGCCTGGAGAAAAGGATAAATAAATTAGAAAATGAATAGTCTTTTAAATCAAGAAACACTTAAATTAACAGAACTTTTAATGCCTTGGATTACTATTTTAATTTCTTTAATAGTAGCTCTTTGGTTAAAAGATTTTTCTATTAAATTTATGCAAGGTCTCAAATTCAGGATTAATCCTGCATTTCGAGAAGGAGATCATGTTTATTTAGATGGAGAATATGCCAATATAGTTAAAATTGGTTTAAGTACTACTGTATTTGGAATAATGAATGGAAGAGGTTATGTTTGGAGATATGTTCCTAATGAACGAATTCCATTTTTACGTTTAGAGAAAATTATTAATAGTGAATTACATATGGATAGTGTGAGTGAAAAAGCAAAAAAACTTCAAAACATAATTGATTCTGGACAGAATGAAAAAATTAGTGATAATAAAAAAAGATTAGATCGTATGGAAGATAAATAATGTTTTCTAAACAGGTTATTGTTTTAGTAAATATTTCTTATTGGATGCCAGATTATAGTAATATAATTCAAGAATTTACTTGGCAAACAGGAGATATTTCTCCTACTTATCCTAAAGTGCATAATTTTTTATATTATTGGAAAGATAATATAGATGCAGTTATAAATGATGTTATATTATCAACTTCTACTTTTCATACTTATAGACGTGTTGATTTTGATTGGAGATTTTAATGAGTGACGAAAAAGTAACTATTGTTAATGTAGACAGTAGTGGGCATAAAGAAGAAAAAATAGAACAAGGTTGGTATAACAAAGTATCTTCAGAACGGATTGATAGATGGCGTGTTGTACCCAGAGTTTTAATGTTACTATACGGATTAGCCTTTTATCGGGGAATGAACTGGTTTATGGAATTAGAAAACCCCACCTTAGAACAGGCAGGGTTTGTTTCTACATTAGTGGGAGCCGGAGCTGCTTGGTTTGGGTTATATGTGGGATCGGGACATAGAAAAAAGGATTAATAAAAAAAGCCCCTATTTAGGGGCTTTTTTTATGGGGTATGATACCTAGATTCGTTGGCCCATATCCACCAATCATGGTCTAATAAGGTATAACCTCTATTAATAAGACATATTGCGGTGCTTCTATTTTTTTCATTGATTACCAGTACTTCCTAGTCCCCCTCTTTTTAATGAGAGTTTTCTTTTCATTTCATCTGCCAAGCTTGCAGCTTTAGCCGTATCGTCTTGAATAGTAATTGTTTCTGAAACTGCATCTACATATGTGAAACTTACTTGTGGAATTTCCCTAAAACAGGCTTGAGCAATTCTATCTCCTGGTTGAATATGAAACCCGTCGTAAACATCACAATTATATAATATAACTTGAATCTCTTTACGATAACCAAAATCCACAGTTCCAGGAGTATTTAATACTGTAACCCCATGTTCTGCTGCTAACCCACTACGAGGTCTAATCTGCATTTCCCAATTTGGTTTACTAAATTCTACATGAATTCCTGTTGGAATTGTAGTATGCCCGGTGGGTAATAGAGTTATTGCTCTATCTATACAAGCTCGTAAATCAAAACCTGCATCATAAGGAAATTGTTGGTTTAATTCCCATTTAATTTTTAATGACTCCTCAAGTTGTTTAGCTAATTCTGTTTTTTGAATTTTAACTTCTAAATTCGGCATATTTGTTTAATCCTTTCCATACTTTTTCACCATCTTTTCCTGCCATAATTGCATTTCTATTATATTTTGTTAAATTAATCATTTGTTCATTACGTTCAAGTAATTTTTTACTTTGATTAAGATTTTGAATATATTTACTTTTTCCTCTAACTGGTAATGCTTTAATTAAATCTGTTAAATTTTGATATTTTTTAGCGAGTCCTTGTGCCCTTTTGGGACCAATTCCTTCTACTCCTATTATGGCATCACTTTTGTCTCCCTCAATATATCGAGATAACAAATATTCATTAGGAGTTATTTCAAAATTATCTTGTAAGTATTCTAAATCAATTTCTTTACGAGAGAAAATATTAAAAATACTAACATTCTCGTTTACTAATTGATATAAATCTCTATCACTGGAGATAATCCACGTATGTTCATACGATTCCGATAATTTAAGAGCTAAAAAAGTCATTAAATCATCTGCTTCAATACCACGATATTTATGTTTGTCATACGATAATTCATCGTAAATAGTATTAAGACAATCAAAAAATTCGTGGTATTTTTGTATCTCTTCTTCATCTGTGGGTTTTTTTCGTGTGCTTTTATAATCGTCAGAGATATTCATTCGGTAATAACTCTTACCAAAATCAAAACATATTATAACTCTACTAGCTTTATAGCTGTTTCCTAAACTTTCAATAGTTCTAACATAATCTTCTTCAAAGTGGTTATAATTTCTACGCTGTATCCAACGATATGCTAAATTATTTCCATCGATAATTAAAAGATTGTTCTTTTCTCCTAACTGATCTTGCACAGCGGCTAGATCATTCCAGCCTTTAGCATCAGTCATTATTTAACCTTTCATTTTTATTATTATACCATGAGTTATGGCATTAGTCTACCTTTAAGTTAAGTAACTAACCCATTATGATATACAGTTTTTCCATTTTCTTTATTAGCTGTTAATACTTGTTTACGATTTTTTTCTCTACTATAGGAGCAATGAATCCATCCTGAGTTTTGATCTCCTGAAGTATAAAATTCTAAAATGAGTTGATCGAATTCGGGAATAAAACTTTGTATCCATTCTGCTAATTCATAATTATCTAACCCTGTGATTTCAAAATCAGCGGCTTCTCCTTTAGAATGTTGAGATTTACTTGAACCTCCAATAGCTGCATTTAACTTTGCACTTCGATACCCAGAAGTAACTCGAATTGGTTGACCTTTAGAGTCACGAATAGGCTGTAGAACATTTTCTACTAAGGCTTTTAGATTTTCTAAATGCTCCTCAGTAGGTTGATTGGATATTCCTTGCCTAGTAGCTGTTTGACTCTTAGTTAACTCATTTAATGAAAAATTTTCTGATAATTTCATTTTAATTTCCTTTCTTGTATTCCATAATCCAGTCTTTTAATAACCCCATTTTGAAATAAAATTCAAAACATTTAATTTCTATTTGATTTTCAATAGTTAGTTCATCACTCCAACAAACATAATCTTTTGACCTATTCCACCTATAGATCAATAATGGTTTCTTTTTCATTACTTCAGCTTCTCTAATACATTGTGCCCAGAATTCGTAAAGATCAGAGGATTTTGCTGTTAATAATCCATTCCAATTTACCATTTTATAATGTTTACATTCAATACAATAGGGCCACCCTGCAGTATCAAAGGGAGTCCATAAATCCCCTTTTAAATACTCGAGTGACCCACTTAAAGGCATCCGTTTAAATTCAATATCTAATTCTGCGGTTAATAAATCACGTATTTTTGCTTCATATGCTGATCCTTTAATTTTACTTCGGTTCACCATTATTTTGATCTTTCTTTTTAAAGAACTTAACTAAGTCAGTATACCCTCCGATATGGATACCGTTAAGCACTATTTGAGGAACTTGTTTAAATATAACCCCTAATTCTTCAACCGCTTCTCCTTTGGTAATTTCCACCCCTATAACTAATTCTTGGAAAGTAATTTTTCGTTCAGTTAAAACTTGTTTAGCTAACTCACAATAAGGACACAGTGGTGCCGTATAGATAATTGCTGACATTTTAATGTGACCTCTCCCCATTGAAAACGCATATAAATTCTATCGGCTTTCCAGTTTTATTATGAACTCGGTGAAAGTCATTATCTTCAATTAGAACTATTGACCCAGTAGTAACTTTTTTTATTGTCTGAGTGTTTTCATGTTCAATTTCCATAAGAGCATCTCCTTTAATAAATATATATACTTCTTCTTGCCCTTTATGTCTGTGACCTGTAGTACTTTTATAAGGTTTTAATATAGTTTTACTTACAATTAGTTGATGTAAATTAGTATTATCATAGACTTCATATCTATCATCTTCCTTAGCTAATTCACCTTTAATATTCCAGTTATTATAAAAATATGACATTATTTTATAAACTAATTCCTTTAAATGTATCATTTGTAATATCTTGTTTAATTCCGCCAATAACGTAAGATTCAATTTCTGTTTCTTGTGGTGCATTTTGTAACTCTCGGGAATTCAACCAATGTTGAGTCCATGGAAGAGGGTCATTTCTAACTGAAATATTATAAATTGGTTTTAAATTAATTGCTTTCATTCTTTTATTAGCTATCCATTCGACATAATCACTTAAAAGTTTATCATTTAACCCTACCATTGAACCATCTTTAAAAAGATATTCAATCCATCTTTTCTCTTCTTTTACTGCATCATCGTACATAGTATATACCATGTCTTTTTCTTCTTCGATTACTTCTAACATTTCTTCATCATTTTCATTTGTTCTATAGTTTTTAATTATATGTTGTGTAATAGATAAGTGTTGAGATTCATCTCTTGCTATAAAAGATATAATTTTAGCAGATCCTTCCATTAATCGTAATTCTCCAAAGGCAAATGTACACGCAAATGATACGTAAAATCTAATTCCTTCTAAAATATTAACATTAATTAACGCTCTCCAGAGTTTTCGTTTAAGAGTTTTAGTGTCTGTTTCTAGTCCTAGTTGATACCTATGTGCAAAGTTAATGAAATCATCATATGCTGTGGTAACAGATGCTGCTCGTTCTAAAATCATTTCATTTTCTAAAATAGTATCAAATATTTCAGAGGGGTCAGGATAAAGATTTTTTATCATATATGTGTAAGAACGTGAGTGTAGTGTTTCAAAGAAATCCCATACAACAATACAAGCCTCCAACTCTGGTAGTGAACAATATGGTAAAAATGCAAAAGCAGGTCCTCTTCCTTGAACTGAATCAAGAAGTATTTGATATTTTAAATTTGATGTAAAGATAAATTTTTGTTCTGGTTGTAACTCATTAAAATCGTTTCTATCTTTTTGAAGAGAAACTTCCTCTGGCCTCCAAAAATAACTTAATTGACTTTGAGTGAGTTTATCAAAAATTGGATATTTAAAATTATCATATCGTTGTGAATTTAATTGTTCTCCGAAAAACATTGGCTGTTTTGTAAAGTCAACAGGATTTGGATTAAAAACAGTTTTCATATTGTGCAACTTTCACAATCTTCGGAAGGTACAACTATTGTTTCCATGTCAAATTCATCCTCGTCTTCATCTTTTTTAGAATCATAAGTATTTTGATAATATGAAGTTTTCCATCCATATTTATATGTATTAACTAAATCTGTTGCCATTGTACTCAGCGGAATCTCATTATTTTCATAATGTTCTGGATTATAACTCCAGTTACCACTAATAGCTTGATCAAAATACTTTTGTATTGCGGCTACAATTTTATTATATCCTTCATTAGTTTTCATATCCCATAACAATGTATAATAACTTCTCAAGTGATAATAGCCCGGAACAATCTGTTTAAGAGGCCCCTTTTTCGATTTCTTAACTGACAAGAACCCCCGTGGTGGTTCGATTCCGTTTGTGGCGTTCGACACAACCGAACTGCTCTCCGATGGCATTTGTGTGGACAGTGTACTGTGCCGTAGTCCGTGGTTTCTAATGCTCTCGCGTAAACTATTCCAATCATAATTTAACTCCGGTGATAGAAATTCATCAATTTCTTTTTTATATGTGTCAATAGGTAATATTCCTTTTGCGTATTTTGTTTGATTAAAGGCTTTACATGGTCCTTTTTCTTTGGCTAATTCCATACTACTTTTTAATAGATTGTACTGAAAAGCTTCTGTTAGTTCATTTACTAATTGCCATGCATGTGGGTCGTCGTATTTAACTTTATTTTTAGCAAGATAATGTGCTAGTCCTATATAACCAATTCCAAGACTACGTCGAGCTTTTGTTGATTCTTCTGCTGCTTTAACTGGGTAATCTTGATAATCAATAATTTCCTCTAAAGATCTAACTGCTAAATCGCAAAGTTCTTCTAAATCTTCTAAAGAACTTAATTTACCAATATTAATAGCTGATAAAATACATAAAGCAATTTCTCCATTAGAATCATCAATGTGTTGAATCGGTTTTGTTGGAAGAGTAATTTCTTGACATAAGTTACTCATATATACCTTATCTGTAAATGAACTATGCTCATTTACATGATCAATATTCATAATATAGATACGCCCAGTTTCGGCTCTCTCTTTAAGGATTGCCATAAATAGTTCTCTTGCAGAGATTGTTTTTTTATCTATACTTTTATCTTTTTCATATTTTTTGTAGAGAGTATCAAATGTTTCATTGTAACCAAACGTTTTATATAATTCTGGAACATCATGTGGACTAAAAAGTGTTATTTCTTTATCTTCAATAAATCTTTCATAAAATAATTTAGAAAGTTGAATTGAATAATCCATTCTTCTTACTCTATTATCTTCAGTTCCTTTATTATTTTTTAGAACAATAATATCTTCTATTTCTTTATGCCAAATAGGAAAATGAACAGTAGCATTACCACCTCTTACTCCATTTTGTGTACAACAACGAACTGTTGATTCAAACTTTTTAAGAAAAGGAATAACACCAGTATGCTGGACTTCACCATCTCTAATTTTAGAGTTTATAGCTCGAATTCGGCCAGCGTTAATTCCTATACCTGCTCGTTGAGCTGTGTAATATCCAATAGCACTATCACTACTAAATATACTTGATAAAGTATCATCAACGTCTACTAATACACAACTTGCATATTGTTTAATTGGAGTTCTAACTCCCGACATTACTGGAGTTGGTATATTAATTTTAAAAGTTGAAATAGCATCATAATATCTTTTTATTAAATTTAATCTAGTTTCTTTAGAATAATTGCAAAATAAAGTAACTGCAATCATCATATACATATATTGAGGAGTTTCATAAATTTGTCCTGATGATCTATCTTGAACTAGGTATTTATCCATGACCTGTCTTAGACCAGCGTAAGTAAAATCAAAATCTCTCTTGTGTTTGATATATAAATCAATTTTTTCTAATTCTTTTGTAGAATACCATTGACTTATATTTTTATCATAAACTCCTAATTTAATATTCTTCTCAATTAATTCATTTAAGGGAATATATTCAAATTGTCCAAATACTTCTTTTCGTAAACCAAATAAAAGTAGACGCGCAGCAACATATTGATAATTTAGATTTTCTAAATCAATCAAATCTGCGGCACTTCTTACAAGAATTTGCTGAATATCGCTTGTTTTAATTCCATCGTAAAATTGAATATCACTATTCATTTCTACTTGGGACGCACTGACGCCACTTAAATCTTCACACGCTTCGCTAGTCATCACATGAATTTTTTCTAAATGAATTAATTCTTTGTGACCGTTTCTTTTAATAACGTGTATAGCTTTTTCTGTCATTTGTAATCCTTACTCTAAACAACTAATGTTGTTATCTTTTATAATAGTGATTTTATCAATTAATGGGTGTGTAAAATCATGGGAAATAAGAAAAATATTTAAATTATCTTCTTCTTGTAAGATATCAATTAATTTTTCTTTTCCAGCCTCGTCTAAAACACCTGTAATTTCATCTAAGAATAGAAGATTTATATAATTTCCTCCAATTTTAGATAAAACATTACGAATTGCTAATAAAATAGCAGTTTGAATTCTACTAAATTCTCCTCCAGAAACTGTTTCTATTGGTGATTCCTGACCATTATTAACGACTACAATATTTAACTTTTCTCCAGTTAAACGAAAAATAACTTGAAACTGCCCATCTGATAAATCTGATAGATAATCGTTGATAACAGCTTCAAGTTCTTTAGTTAAGTTCTCAAGTTTAAATGCTACAATTCCAGTTGTACTAAATGCTTTTCGTAATATATTAAGATTTTTAATTTTTGATTTAAGATTAATTATATCATTATTTAATAGCTCTTGTCTAGCTAAAAAATATCTTTTTTGTTCAATTAGGGTGTCTACTTTAGTATTATGAGTTTTTATTTTTTCATTATATTCAATAGAATCTTCTCTTTTAATTTCTTGAATTTTTAATTCATCTTGTAATATTTGTACTTCATTTTTTAACGTATTAAAATTAGGATATTCTATAGGTATAGTGGTATCTATAAATTGACTAAGTTGTTCAAATTTTTCAATAGCTTTTTTATTATTTTCCCAGTGTTTGATCTTATTTTCATATTCTTCAATATTACCGTCTACTTGAAGTAAATTCAGTGATAAATCAGACTTTTTTGATTTACTTTTAAATAAATCTTCTTCTAAGTTATCTTTTAAATGAATTGATTGTGTATTATCGATTGATTGCCCACAAGTATAGCATTTGTCTGTTATATCTAAATTAGATAATGACTTTTTTATATTTTTTTGATGTATAGAAAGTGACCTTACTTCTTCATTTATTTCTTGCTGTTGCTGATATATGTGGTTAATCTTAGTCGGTTCTGATAAAGAAATATCAAAATTTAATTCTTTACGTTCTCCAATATATAAATTATTTTTATCAATTCTCTTACATAAAGATTCATATTCAGTAATTTTATTTTGTGCACTAGCTAATTGATTTCTTTTTTCTTCATCAACTATAGGTACTTCAATTAAAGACTTTTTATCTTCTATGAGAACATCATTTAAAAAATCTTTTACACTTTTTAATTCTCCATCTAATTTAAAAGACTCTTTTTCCGATTCTGAAAGTTTTAATTTGATTACTTCCCCAATATTTGGATATTTTTCAAGGTTAAATAAGTTGATTAAAAACTTTTTTCTATTGGTATCGGTAGCTTTAAGAAAGTCTAATAAATCAGTACTACTTTGATAGGTAAGTTGTGAAAATATTTCAAAATCGAGACCAATAAGTTCTTGTATTTTTTTATAAGTATCTGGAATTTTATGTTCAGTTAAATCTATTGTTTTTGTATCGGTTTGTTCAAACAGTTTTACTTTGCTTTGATTCTTAGTTCTTTTAACTTCAACGACATAATTTTTATTTTCAACTGTAAAGTCTAGTTTTCCTGACCAAGTATCTTCTTTTACATATCGATTAAGAATATCTGCCTTTTTTATACCTTTAATATTTTTACTATAGAGTAATTCTTGCAAGACAAGAGCGATAGAAGATTTTCCACTTCCATTTGGGGCAGTTAATTGTGTTATTTTATTAGAACTTAGGTCAATTTCATTATTTTGACCATAACTAAACATATTATTGATAGAAAGTTTATTTAAAGTAATCATTGAATGTTTAACTCTTGAAATTCTGTTATTACCGCATTGGTATCATCTACTTTAATATATTCTAAATAAGCTTTTAATTCTTCTATTAGAGATAAATCTTTTAATTCTAATTTAGAGGATTCTTCTGGTTTAAAAGCTATTTTTTTATCTAATTGATCATGATTAGAAATTTTTGATAATTCGTCAATACTTCCTGTAATTTCATAGATAACATGATGATAATCATCTTTTTGCATAGATTCATCTGCTTTAATAGTTCTACGAAGAAGTTTAGGTAATTTTAAATCAATAAAATCAACAGAATAATCATTAATTGTATTAAAATTTATAATATCTACTCCATATTGTCTTTTTTCGTCTCTGTCAAAAGACACATTTAGAGGGCTACCAGGATAGTAAGCTGGATAATCCAAGTAACGATGATTAAAGTGTAAATCGCCCAAAAGTATGAGTTTCCAGGGACGAAGCTTTTCAAAATCGTACTCAGGAGTGATGTGCGGAGGTACTTCTCCTCTAATATGCGTAACCAAGATATCATTTGGCATAGGCTTAGGCAAATTATTTGTCTGCATTTCTCCATAAGGAAAGAATTGAAATCCTTGACTGAGAATGTCTTTACGGATATTTTGAGTAATAATTTCCACATTTGAATTTTTAATAGCATTATCTTCATGGAAATGCGATAAAAAAGTATAACCCTTTTTAGTTGCTTCATGATTTCCTGGTATGATAAATGTGGGAATCGAGGTTGAATTGATATAACTTAAAAATAAACATATTTCATCTGGTTCGGGTTTTTTATCAAACACGTCTCCTGCAATAATATGAATATCACAATCTTGTTCTAATTCATATAATTTTTTGTAAAATAATCTAAAGCGATTAGCTTGCCAATCGCTTGGAATTTTTTTCTTATGAAGAGCAATATGCCAGTCTGCGGAAAGTAAAATTTTCATAATTCTAATTCTAGAAGCAACTCTGATGTATTAAAGTTAGCATGTTCGTGGGATTCATGCTCATGTACAAAACGGTATCCTAAAAATTCGGGGTAATCTTTCCAAAGAGCTTCTAAGTTATTTGTTTTTGGAAAATCTTCGTCACCTGTCCAATAATCATCGTTTACAAAAAAAGCGTTAACTCCATTAGAATGAACTAAAGAATAAGATTTTGACCGTGCAAGATTGTAAAATGCTTTTAAACTCGCCCCATGATAAATGTTATAAGGGCCAGCATCCCAAAAATTAGGATCGTATTGAATAACTTGGTCAACATTAACAGCTAAACAAGCATTATACTCACAGACAAAAGCCCTAACTTCATAATAGTTTAAAATTTCATTAAGTATATACCAATCTATTCCATCAATATCAAGAGAAAAATAGTCAAATTTATAAGGTACTTGATAAGATTGTAAAATTGAAATAATATTCTCTTTATTAACCATATGCTTATGAAGATTGATTAGTGGGTTCTCATATTTGGCATCAATTTGTATTCCTGTCCACCCACGTTGTTCTCTTAGAAATCGTGTATTACACTCACTACCGTCTTGAGTCCCAATTTCAATAAAATATTTATTATCTGTACCTATT